TTTCCTGATTGCGCCTGACTTCGTCGTCAGAAACCTTGCTGACATCCATCAGGCGATTGGTGAAGCGAGTAAATGCGCTGTCAGCCATTGCTAAAGCCCCAAGACGATCATGCGTACACCTGATTGAATTACGAATCTCACGGCGCCCCGCCTCCGAACAGGCTTCCAGCCATAGCGCCACCAATGGGACCGCCCAAGATCGAGCCACCAAGGGCGGCTAATCCACCCATCATCGCCTGCTTGTTCGCCATCTCCGCCTGATAGTTCGCCTGCTGTCCCTGCTGGTTCAGCGCGAATCCACCGAGCGTGTTCACGCTAGGCGGGGCATAGAAACTGCTCAGACCCGGTTGCTGTACCTGCTGCAACCCGAGCAGGGATGCCAATTCGTTGAACTGGTTCCCGCGAATACCCAGACTCTCAGCAAGCGACTGCGCCCGCGCCTGGTTCAGATTGTTCATGTTCTGCTGCGCGAACTGGAGGTTGTTCGCCTGTGCCTGATTGGCATAGTCGGCGCTGGTAATTCCCTCGCGACCGAGCGTGTCGCGAATAATCTGGTCCGCGCCAAGCCCCATCAGGCCCAACTGATTGTTGTAACCCGTCTGCGCTAATCGTGCATTGAGATCCGCCAGCGCCGACTGGTTCTGGAACTCGCCGGCACCTAGCTGCTGTCCGAAGCCAAGCCCTGCCCGCTGCAAGCCCGCCCCAAACTCCGACAGACCGGCATTGTTCGCGAACTGACCGCCCGCCAGTGACTCGCCGAACCCCTGTCCACGCGCAGCCAGAACGTCGCCAAGCGCGCGCGACGCCTCAGAGCCGCCGGTTATCACCGCCTGATTCGCGAGATCGTTGTAGGCTCTCTCGCGACTTTGGTTGAACCGGTCGAACTCTTTCGACTCCGCCTCGTCAAACCGCGGCAGGCCCTGATTCGCCATCTGCTGCGCGAGCGCCCGCTCGCGGTCGGCATACATCGGGTCCAGTAGCTCCCGCCCTCGGTTGAATACCGACTGCGTTACGTCGCCACGGAACTGCTCGATGTCCTGCGGAATCTGCGGAAGCCCACCGACATCAAGCGCCCGCTGCAACCCCGGCGCGTCCGGAAGCGACCACGGTGACACACCCTCCGAAAACGGCCTGATACCGTTGACGCTCAGGAACTCCGGGCGATTCAACTGCGGCAGGTTCCCGAAATCGGGATTGGCCCATTGCGGGGTCATACCGAGATCAGTCTGAATATCACCGAACTGCGACAGGTCTATCGGGTTCGGATTCAACATGCCCTGACGCTCCAGCGCCATCGCAAGCATGTTCTGATCCGAACTGATCTGCGAATCCATAAGACCCTGAACCCGCGGATCGAGAGTCAGCGTCGCCGTGTTGCGTTTTGGACCGGAATAGGTCAGGTTCCCATACGGGGTGTACTGGTCGATGCGGTTGAACTCCGCATCAGCCCGAGCGACCTCATAAGGATCAACCGGTTTTGGCGGATCTGGGCTTTTCACTAAAGTATCTCCTGATATTCAACTCGCTGGGGAGCAGGCCGTACACGAAAATGTCACCCTTTTCGCCGGCATTCCGCAGTTTCCCTTCCTCTTTGAACCCGAGCCGCTGCACCATCTTGCGCGCCACAAGGTTCTTTCGCTCCACTAACGCAGTTACCCGCCTGCATTTCAACTGCTCGAACGGGTAGGAGAACACGGCATGTATGATCCGCCTGTTTACGGCCCACCGCCAGTCGTCACAGTAAAACGCAACCTCGATGTTCGGCCAGCGGTAATTGAAAAACCCAATTATCCCGACCACCTCATTACCCTGCATTCCTGCCATGCAGACCATATTGTCTGCCGATCCGCCCATGCGCTCGCAAAGCATCCTCGCAAGGATAGCGTTCTGCTCCGCATTCGGGACGACGAGCTTCATATATTCAGCCCCTGCCCGAGCAGCAAATCAGTCCTGTACCACGCCGGGCGCTCTCCCTCGACCGAAATCGACACCTGGACAGACAACGCCTGTCCGTGTCCTGCCGCAAGTTTCCACTCGTCCCTCACGCTCGTCGCCGACGACCACGGACTGCCCCACGGGCTGCCCCACGGAGTTCCTGAACCGCCAGTCGTCGTGGTCCTGTTCACCGTCGCGTTGTCGAAGTCGTAGGCAATCTCAGAGCCTGCGACGAACGAACTCGTACCTGAGAACACCGTCCGAAACGCCTCAACCTTTTTCTTGTTCGGCGATCCGAAGTCGTTCCACGCCTGACGGGCGTCCGCATCAATGTTCGACCCGTCATCGTTCGTACCCGTATCGGCCTGCATCACCCTGCCGTCGGTCGTGCCGAAATACAGCGTGTCGTCGTGTACACACAGCGACCGCGCGTTCTGCTCTATGAACCTGGCGGGTGCCCCCGTTTCCATGTTCATTACGTACTGCTCAAACTGCGTCGCCGAAACCGGGATGTTCAGTATCAGCATATTGCGGGTGCTGTAGTACAGCGCCTGCCATCCGAAATTCGCCCGGTAGGACGGACCCGCCAATTCCAGCGCGCCTTTCAATTTCGTAGCCGGCGGGGCCGGGCGCGAAAACGCGCTTGGGACGTACACGACATCCGAGTCCGTCAGGATCATCACTTCGGAACCGATCTTGCAATGCGACCGCGCGCTCATCGGTGTCGGAATCTTGTACTTACCGACCAGCGCCCAATCGGCTGCCGTGCCGGGATCGGACCCCTGATAGACAATCACCTCGCCCGTCGCCATGACGAAAATCGCGTAATCGTCCACCCCGGAACCGCCGTCAACGGTCCAGTTGTCCATGAACAGCAATTTTCCGCCGCCGCTGGCTATCTGCGACAGGCTGAATTTCGTCAGCGCGCCTCCCAGGGTGTTCGTTGCCGAGTACCAGAAGTCCTGCGAGCCGTCCTCCCAGAAGTACGAGCGCGACTTGAATACCTTAATGCCGATCAGGTCTGCCACGGTCAACCCGGAGCCTGACACGGTCATCGCCGAAACGGTCGTCCCGTTGAAGGTCTGGGGCGCGTCGGCGCCGTTCACCAGCCCCATCACGCCGCCCATCATGTCGTGCTGCCACTGGCCCGAGGTAAACGAGCCGGCGAGGCTTGATGCGGTCCCGGCCGAAGTCGCGTCATAGATGTTCGTCGGGCTGGTCGCGAGCAGCTTCTGCGTCGCTCCGTTGTCGAACGAAATCACCGTATCGACGTTCCCGGCGCCCACCGTATCGGCGTGTTCAATGTACCCGCGCCGAACACGTACCTGATTGATTTCTGGGTAGAAATTAACTAAATGAGTCGCGTCTACCGGCGTCATTTGCGCCGGGTCGTCCCGCGTATTCCACCCACCAATGGGCGGCGGCAGCGTTACGCGGCGCGACGTAGCCCTACGAGGGGAAGTCCGAATCGGGGAGGTTATCATCGCGCGGCACGTTCCCTTGCAAGTACAACGGCGTCGGGACGGTCTGCGCGACCTCGATGCTTACCCGGTTGTAAAACTCCGCCCGTTCCTCACCGTAGTCGAGTCCGAGCCTCTTTAACAACCGCCATATCACACCAAGTTCAAACAGGTCCTCGTCCAGAACACCAACATCCGTATCCGCCGTCCACACCGACTGACCCGTGCCACCCGCGCTTTCGCAAAAGTTCGCCGACACGTACTCGTAGGCGAGCGTTTCCGTCGCCGACGGTGTTGGATGCAAATACAGTTCCCCGTCCGCTCCGTAAATCCGGAACCGGTCATTGATCGTGACCGACGTTGTCCCGGACTTGTACAACTGCCACTCCGCGGCACCGATAGGGTATGCCTTCCGCTCCGTCGTCCTGTTCCACTGAGTTATCGGCAGGAAATGGTCGAAATCCGACGCCAGGGCATAGTTCGCCGTGCCACTGGATGTCGTGATCGTCCCTTCCTTCTGTAGCTTGGGCATGGACTTTTTCACAAGCTCCTGCCCGGTTCGATTGGCGTAGCGCAGCGCCCGGATCGCGACCTGATCCGTAGACCCTATAACCGACGAAGGCCGGGAAAGCCCGACCTCGTCTGCTGCGTTCCGCACAATCGTCAGAAGGCTCATGCTGCCTCTTTATCCTTCGGCGGCCTGCCTCGCCGGGGCTTGTCACCCTCCAGCGCGTCGAGCCGACTCACCAGGTCCGCGATTTTCTTGTCCTGCTCCGCGATGTGCTTCTCGCGAGCATCGACCTCGTCACGCAAGCGGCGAACTTCGCTGCCCTCGCCCTGAAGCCACTGAGCAGCCGTAAATTTCAGGTGCCGGTAGGCGTTCGGCAACCCGCCTCCAGTTTCTGGCATGTTCGACAACTGCTGTACCGTGTAGACACCGGCCGCTTTCAGCGTGGCTACCTGCGACGCATCAAGCTGCGGCCACTCCTCCAGTGGGGTGCCGTCGATCTTGGATTCCTCGCCAGCTTCGTGTTTGCGGAACAGTTCCGGGTAACGCTGGCGATCCGTAGACTTGACCGGCTGGTCGTAGATGTCTCGCTGGTTCGGGACTTTTTTCCGGATATAGGTCTGATTCCGGAATATCGGGGTACCTTCCTTTTCGGAAGCATCCTCGTCCTTTACCGGGCGTTCGTAAATCTCCACGAACACGCCGTCTACCACACCAATCGTTTTGCGCTCCATTCCCGTTCCTTATGAGGGGCAGAGGGCGCCCCCGAAGGGGCGCCATACCCAATTTGTTACAGCGTCCGACCGACGTACGGGAAGTTGAAATACCCGTCCGTGTTGGTCGCTTCCGCGCCACCCGTTGCCGTACCGAGGACA